CAGCTGCTGATGCAACTGTTTCTATAGCTTTTGAGAATGGTGCCATGCAGGTAAATGATTTTGTTAGATTAAGAGATGTTAAATCTCCAGTAGGTGGTGTTGCAATAACTACTTTACAATTATCTACAACTTTAAATGGTGCAATTACAGATTCAGTTACTACAATTACTTTAGCTGATGGGTCAGCGTTTCCAACATCAGGTTTTATAGTTATTGAAAAAGTAAATGCAGTTTCAGGTTTATTTGAAAACGAAGTTGTTAAATATACTGGAAGATCTTCAAATAATTTAACAGGGTGTATTAGAGGAACAAGCGCTCCCTACAGAGGAGTTAGTCCTGTTACTACAACAGCGAGTGAACATGCAACAGGAGCAAAAGTATTTGGTGCATACAAAATAGCTACACTTAATGAAATATCTTCACCAGCAGGATACAATGATAGCACAGGTAGTCCAGCGACTACCACTACACAAACAGGTTTTACATTTGAGCTAGTTAGTAATGCTAGTAGCACAGAAACAGGAGGCGGTTTTCAGTGTACAATTGGACCGATAAATGATAGGGCTTAATTATGTCAGGAGTTAAAAATTATACTTATACTACATTAAAACAAGCTATCTTAGATTATGCTGAAGTAGATGATACTGTTTTTACTACAGCTATTTTAGATGGTTTTATAATGGCTGCTCAACTTAGAATATATCAAGAGCTTCCTATGGATTCTGAAAGATTTGTTCAAGAAGGTACATTAGTTACAAACGATAATACAATTAATGCACCGGCTGGATGTTTATTTGTAAGAGGAATTGAAGTTTTTGAATCTGTTGCTAATACAGAAGGAAACGGTAAATGGTTGGAGAAAAAAGATCAAACATATCTGTCAGAGTTTGTTGATAGAAAATTTGGACCATCTGGAGACATACAGTCTCCTACAGATACTACTAATTCTGTAACAGGTTTTCCCAAATACTATGCGATGTTTGGTGGTGCTGACAATATTACAGATACTACTTCTGGAGGAATGTATTTAGCTCCTACACCTGATGCTAATTACAAATTTAGAGTTTATTATAACAAGTATCCAAATGGTCTTGGATCTGGAACTGATTTTAATGCTAATACATACTTAAGTACAAACTTCCCACAAGGCCTTTTATATGCATGTTTAGTAGAAGCTTTTGGGTATTTAAAAGGTCCAATGGATATGTTGACATATTATGAAAATAGATATAAAAATGCAATACAACAGTTTGCAGGAATGCAACTAGGAAGACGAAGAAGAGACGATTACACTGATGGTACAGTTAGAATACAAGTTAAATCTCCGTCCCCGTAAATTGAGGTAAAAAATTATGACAATAACATCGGCAATAGCAAACTCATTTAAGGTAGAAATTCTACAAGGTGGACATAACTTTAACGACGCAAGTGGTGCTCCTACAGGTAACACATTTAAAATAGCTTTATATGCTAGTGACTCAGCTTCACTTAGTAAATCAACAACTGCTTACGCAGCGCCTGCGGACGCAAACGCAAAACCAACTTCAACACATGAAGTTAGTCAAAAAACTACTGACGGTGGTGCTACTGCAACAGGTTACGATGCAGGTGGAAAAGCTTTAACTGCAAGTGCAGATCCAGTTTTATCTACAGACACAGCGTGCGTAAAATTTAATGATATTTCTTGGACATCAGCTTCTTTTACAGCAAGAGGATGTTTAATTTACAACTCAACAGCAGTTACAGGGTTCACAACTAACAGAGCAGTCTGTGCAGTTAATTTTGGTGCAGATAAAACTGTAACAAGTGGAACATTCACAGTTCAATTCCCAGCTCAAACTGCAGGTAACGCAATCGTTCAGATAGCATAAGGAGTAAATCCTTATGGCTAACACTTGGAACCAATCCGGAACCACCTGGGGTCAAAATAGTTACGGTCTTCAAACTGAAGTTCCAGTTCCTATAACTGGTTTATCAACTACATCAACAGTCGGAAGTGTTTCAGCTTTTAATGAAACTGGATGGGGCCAAGATGGTTGGGGTATTGAAACATGGGGTGAGTCCGGTAATGTTGCTGAATTAACAGGTTTATCAGCAACATCTAGTATAGGTGAATTATCTGCGTTTCCTCAACAAGGTTGGGGTAGAACACTATGGGGTGAAGAGCCTTGGGGTGAAAGTAATAACCCTGTCGCCTCGTTACCTGGTTTTACATTAACAACATCTTTAAACGTACCTACTGAGTTTGTAGAAGTAAGACCTGGTTGGGGTACACTTAACTGGGGTGAAAATGGTTGGGGTACTGTTGAGTCAGCAGTATTTAATTTAACAGGATTATCTGCAACATCTTCTGTTGGAGCTTTAACTCCTGACGACATGGCTTTTGGAATAACTGGTTTAAGTTCTTCAACAGCTGTAGGTTCTTTAATTGCTAAATCAGATTTTAGCACAGTCCTTCCCGCATTTAGTTTACAAAGCACTGTAGGACTTTTATCCGCAGATGATCATTCAGTAGGTTTACCTGGTTTTTCCGCTACAAGTGCAGTAGGAAGTATATCGCCTGCAGATGTAATGGGTATAACTGCTCCGTCTGCTGCTCAAACTGCTTTAGGAGATATTACTATTACGTCTAATCCTATTGTAGATTTGGTAGGTATTTCTGCTACAAGTTCTTTAGGTTCTTTAACAATAGATAATATAACCCCTGCATTGTTAGCAGGTCAATCAGCCACAACAGCTGTAGGATCGTTTACTACTGTACAGGTTACAATTGCTACCTTAAATGGATTAGGTTTAACAGCTGTAACTGCTGTTGGAGAACTTACAACTACGGGATATGCTGACATTGACATTACAGGAAATACTACTTATAATGATGTTGACGTTACGGGAAATACATCGTATACAGACGTAACACACGTAGTTTAGGAGAAAAAAATTATGGCATCAACATATACTGATCTTGGTTTAGAACTAATGGCAACCGGTGAAAATGCTGGTACATGGGGAACAAAAACTAACGCAAATTTAAGTCTTATAGAACAATTAACAGGCGGTGTTTTAAGTTTATCTATTGCAGGTGGTGCAGGAACTCAAGCTTTAACAATAGATGATGGTGCTTTAACAGGTACTGCTCAACACAGAATTATAGAATTTTCAGGAACAATATCTGGAAACAGAGTTATAACTTTTCCTTTAGAAACAGAAAATTTTTACGTAATTAAAAATGGCACTACAGGTGCACACACAGTTCAGTTAAAAGCTGTATCTGGTTCAGGTGCAACAGTTACTTTTGCAGATGATGATAAAGGATATAAATTTATTTATCTAGATGGTGTCGCAACAAACACTGGAGTTTTTGAAGCTTCTTTTGCAGCTCCCGCAGCAACATGGGCCGTTAAATCAGGTCCATACACAGCATCATCTGGTGATCAACTTTTAGTAAATACAAATGGTGGAGCAGTTACAATAACTCTACCTGCATCACCTTCAGCAGGAGATGAAGTTTCATTCATAGATCAAGGATACGATTTCAATACTAACGCATTAACTGTTGGAAGAAATGGTTCTAACATAGCTAATGCAGCAGCCGACCTAGTAGTTAATACGCAAGGCGCTGGTTTTTCATTAGTTTTTTCAGGAGACGCGAGTACCGGTTGGACATATAGGGAGAAATAGGCCATGGCTAATTACGAAGCTACTAGGTACGATTTCGACGGATCTAATCTTATCGATATTGAAGGTGTTAACACAGGTATTATAATACCGTGGACAACAACATCTGCCCCAACAGGTTTTTTAGAATGCACTGGTGCTGCAATTTCAAGATCAACTTATTCAGCTCTATTTGCAGTGGTAGGAACTACATACGGTGCAGGCGATGGGGCTAGTACGTTTAACCTTCCAGATTTACAAAATAATGTTGTAATAAGTAAATCTCCAGGAAAAGCTTTAGCTTCTACTGGTGGTGCTGATACAGTAACTCAAGGTGGAAACTGTTCGGGTAACTTAGCAAATCACACTTTAACAGAATCGCAATTGCCTTCACACGATCACCAACAAGCATTAGCAGCTCAAGCTGCCAATATTCAAAACAATATGGGTATGGGGCAATCTGCTACAAGAAACCCAACTGCAACTTTTAACCAACCTACTACAGGTGGTGGTGGAGCCCACAACCACAATATAGTGGGACTAGGATTTACTGGAGGAACTAACTCTGTACTTCAACCATATATGGCATTAATGTATGTCATTAAGACGTAGGAAAATATTATGGCAAATTACGAAGCAACTAAATATAATTTTGATGGAAGTGATTTAACAGGTATTCAAGGTGTAAACACAGGTTTAATTGTACCATGGTCCGATGCTAGTTTACCAACTGGTTTTTTAGAATGTGCTGGTGCAGCTGTTTCAAGATCAACTTATTCAACTTTGTTTGGAGTTATAGGAACTACATACGGAGCTGGTGATGGAGCATCTACTTTTAATTTACCTGATTTAGCAGATAAAGTAGTTTTAGGGAGATCTCCTGGAAAAGCTCTTGCTTCAACTGGTGGAGCAAATACTGTTGCAGGTGCTGGAACTGTTACTGGAAATATTGCTAACCATACTTTAACTACTCCTGAAATTGCAGCTCACGACCACCCAAGTCCTGGAAATGCCGCAGTTACTTATGGAAGAAATGGTCTTGGCGGTAATATATCTTCAGTTATTACTGGATCACCAGCTAACCCACTTTCAACTCAAAGCACAGGTGGTGGTGGAGGTCATACTCATAATTCATCTTTAGCATTTAGCGCAAGTGCAGATTCTGTATTACAACCTTATTTAACAATAAAATATATTATTAAGACTTAGGAGAAAAATGGCAAATTACGAAGCAACAAAATATGATTTTTCAGGAGCAAACCTTACAGGTATTCAAGGGGTTAATACTGGTATTATTGTACCTTGGGGTGATTCTAGTATTCCTACTGGATTTTTAGAATGTGATGGAGCTGCTGTATCAAGATCAACTTACTCAGCATTATTTGCTGTCATAGGCACGGACTATGGAGCTGGTGATGGAGCATCTACTTTTAATTTACCAAACTTAACAGATAAATGTTGTGTGTCTAATTCACCGTCAAAAAGTTTAACTTCTACAGGGGGAGCAAACACAGTAACAAAAACTGGAAATGTAACTGGTGGTACTTATCAACACGCTGTAACTGTTCCAGAACTACCAAGTCACACACACAGTTATAACACAGGATCAGGTGCTGGTTCTTCAGGATCTCAATTTGATAGATCAGAAACTACTTCACCTGGTGCAGGTAGTGGTAATCAACATGCTCATAATGCATCAATAAATTTTACAGGGAATGCAACTTCAGTATTGCAACCCTACTTAACTTTGGTATATATTATAAAAACATAAGGAGAAAAAAATGTCAAAACACGGACTATGGACAGTAATACCAGTAGATAAAAAAATCATTAAGAAAACAGAAGATTTTTCACCTACAAATCCTGGTGTAGTAACAATAGATGACAATAGTTTTTGGTCATCATACAGTAATATTAATGCTATTCAATTTACTGATGATGATGTTGATAACGACCAAGTAGAACATCTTGATGGAACTCCGCATTCATCTTATGATGCAGATGTTTTAGGAGATTTTAGAACTACATTTATAAATAGATTTGATGCACAATATCTTGCTGATTTACAATCAGCATGGGATAACAACAATGATTTTGATGTAGCAGATGAAAGTGCAGAAGGTGGTTTCAGACAAGAAACTGAAGCAGAAAAAATTACTAGATTAGGTGCAAGACCTACAAGTTACACTTCAGCATAATTAAACAAGCAGTAACCACGAAGTAACTATAAACTTATCTTTATTTAAAGGTGGGTTTCCTCTATGTATGTAAGGAAATGTTGCAGGCCATATTGCTATTCTACCTGTTTTAGGTTCTACTCTTCTCTTATGATGTAAAAATTCAGTCTCTCCACCTTTAACTTCATTTAGATAAATAGTAAAAGCAAGTATTCTATTAGAGGTTGGATCATTATGTTTTCTTTCACAATGCCAAACATGATAACCTTCACCCG